TTCGTCGTAGCGTGGCGCGGAGTGTGCGAACCCTTCAACACGTGGCGTGAAGCTTTCCGCGTAGCTTGCTGAACCATCAGTCGATTGCACAGTGCTCTGGAAGGCTGGTCGGGCAATGTCGGCGGGGTGCTGCAGCGTCTTTTCCTGCAGTGCCTTCAATCCTGCGCCTTGGCGCTCCATTAAGGTGTTCCAGCCGTACCACAGCAACGCCGGGAACAACAGCAAACACGCGGCCAGCACTTTGGCCTGAAACGGTATCTTCACCTTCGCAGTGTTGAGGCTGGTCGACACATACCAAGCGTAGACATCTTTCGGGTAAACGACCATTGAAGTTTGGCCGCTTTCGCCTGAACCGTGCTTTTCACAGTTGGAATTTGTGGACGGCCATTCGAGCACAGACACCAGCGGGGCACCGGATGCGCGCTTTATGTGCCGATGCCAACCAGGTGCACCGATCAGGCGGCGAACGAATGCATCTATGTTGTTCGGGTGTTGCGTGATGAGGAAGAAGTCGAAGCCGCGGCGACGATGTTCCGCCAACATTCGAATGGCGTCAGGGGTGTCTTTACCAGTGCGCACGGGCATGTCGTTGTGGCATTCGTCGATAAAGAAGATCGCGCCATCTGGAACAGTCTGCCAATCTTTAAAGTCAATCTGTTTCCACATGGCAAGCGGCCCACCTGGGGCCACTTCAAAGCGGCCATTGTGATAGACCGGGCGGGAGTCACGCAGTGCCAATTCTTGAACATGCTTCAAAGTGAGCAGGGTCTTACCTGCACCGTTCGCGCCTGTGGTCAGGTAGATCATTTAATCCACTTGCTGAATTCGTCAGACGTAACGCCGTCCAATGTCAGTTTGACAGCGGTCGCCGACATGATGATTGAGATCGATGAACCAACTTTCATGATGGACATGATCGACAGCACCTGCGCCGGAAGTGCGCCAAGTTGGGCAACAGCGGAATCTTTCAAAAAGTCGATTGACGCACTCAAGCCTGTGTAGGTGATAACGGATATGCCAAGACCGATCAATACACGGCCCGCGATGGTGCCGCAGATGTTGATCAGACCGCCCAACAAAGCTGCTATGAAGACTGGCATTAGGGGCCCCTTACGATTGACACCGCGATGATGAAAGAAACCGCCATAAGGACATTGCCGAACATGGCGAGATATTGGTTGAGGTTGGACAGCGGCAGCGTGACGGGTGTATTCCACACTGTCAGAGACAGATCGGCCAAACCAACCGAACCGCCGCCAACAATGTCGGTGGTCGAAAAAGAACCGGCGCTGATGGTTATGGGTGGGCCAGCTGCGCCGGCCGTTCTGTCGCCGGTCAAGCCCTTCGATGCGTCGTAGAGCGCAGATTCAGCACCTGGCCCCGGGTTGAGGGCGCAGGCTGATTGCCATGAAAGTTTTGCGATGCCACATTGAACGGCATCACCGTCGCAGGATGGCGGGGCAACGCAATCGCTGGCAGAGAACCGTGATTCCTTACAGATACTTAAGGCTGGGTTTTCTTCGCAAAAAGATGGCTTGTCTTGCGTGTCTTCAGAGGTCCCAACGGTGTTACCAGCGCCGTCTCTAAATGTCGTCGTGGTTGTGCAGCTGGAACCCTCGCAAGTAGTTTCCCTGTCAGATGTAACAGCGCTCGGCGGAGCATCTGCGCCAAGGGGAGAGGTGGGCGAGGAAACGGAGCCAGTCGGGCCACTCGCGGTGGTACCGCCCGAGGACGTAGAGTAGGTGCCACCGGGTACGCACGTTGGCACGTTGTTCACCAGCCCGTAAAACTCAGTTAACTTGCAAGCTACAGGCCCAGGTGGTGCATCGCTGCCAGGTGGCACGTCGGTGGACACAGTGGCACCAGCAGAGCAAACAAACGGCCCATGTACCAATTGCGAACCGGGAACAACAGCGCCACCACGCCGACCGTACGCAATGGCGCTGCCCGTCACCGTGACGCCCTGATAAACACTACTTCGACTGGTCGACGTGCTTGTTACTGGATAGATCAAGGGCCGCCCAATGGCGTTGAGTGAATCGCATACATCTTTGGGCACTGGTGCAACGCATGCGCCGTTTATCTCTGACAGACCAGCATCACAGGTGCATGTGCCACCGGAGGCCGTCGAGCCGGGGGGGCATCCTTCGAACGTCGTGATGGTGTACGTCTTACCGCCACCGCACGACCCAAAGCCACCGGATGTACCTGCGGTTATGGTGGTAGTGCATTGCAGCCCACTCAAGGTGAACGAGCCTGAGGCACCCGTGGCGAATGGAGCTTGCCGCAATGTGGCGTCACACGCAGCGCCTGCGGAGCTGTGAACGCTCAAAGTGTTTGTGTTTTGAAACAGGCAGCTGATCGCGTTGAATTTCGTCACCAACGGCAATGCCATAGCGACATTGACGAACAGCATCATCAACACAAGCGCGGCTAGGCGGTGAATATGAGCCATGCAGCCCCCAACAGCGCGATGATCAAGAAAAATCCCATGCTTTCCCCTAGTGGTTTTTCCAGTGGGACCGCGTTAGCAGCCCCACCAGAAACGGCACTGTTTACAGGGCCTTGCGAACCCACTTAAACGCCTTGATGCCGACGATCAACAGCAACACAGCGGCGCCGATCAATGCCACAGGCACAGCTTGCGCGCCAATGTCAGTAACGACGGCCGCAACGTCAATCGCGGCAGCTTGGGACAAGGACGACACTGCAGCAAGGGCGAAGAACAGAACTTTTTTCATGATTCACTTTCAAAGGTTGATGATTTGCTGTCGAGGTTGAGGGTGCGGATCAAAGCCCGAAAGCCGTAACCAACCGCCCACACCGCGAGGACAGCGCCCGCGATTTGTCCGCCACCCGCCAAGCTCATTTCAGCCGGGAAGGGTGACAATTCGTCACATGCTCTAAACACCGGGTAAGGGTGCGAGACCGTGCTAAAAGTGACACCGTTTTTGCGCTTGGCAATCGACATGGTGTTAGCTGTAGCTGCGCTTATGCACTCTGAGGTGTAGAGCTCTGTCGCAGCCATCTCCTTTGCGTCGAAGCCACTGCAAGCCGCCTCGCGCGCCTGAGTTATGGTGTCGTAACAGAAGTTTTGGTATAGCTGGCCCATGGTTAGAGCCGATCTATCCAACGTATAGCGGCGATACCTACCAGTGCGCCAACAATTCCCACGCACCACAGGGATGCGATGGCTTGACCAAAAAGGTGTGCGTCAATCATGGAGATACCGGGTAATCGTTTGATGTCCCGAGCCGGTCTAGGTCAACCAGCACGGCGCCGTGTTCCATGTCGCAGCAGTCTTCGAAAAGTTGGCGGGCGGAATCAATATCAGTAATGACGCCGCCGCCTGCTTCTCGAAGTGACGGAACCCATACCGGCTCATTGCCATCCAACGATGGGCAAAGAAACCGACCATTGACCAGCGATTGAATGACAAGGCGCATGGTTCACTCAGGCAGCAGGGCGAGCGCTGGCAATGGGCTTGATGCCCTTCAACACGAGCTTTGTCGCGTTGTCAGCACCTGCGACGAGATCGACGTCACAGTCACACTGGACACCGTTGGCAGGCCACGACTTGGAGAGGTGTGCCCACTTGTCGAACTCGGACGCATCGCCAAATTTGAAAGGCCGCGTGACAGCCCCAAGCGAACGGCCTGCACCGTTTTCTGCAACGTCAACGATCAAATGGAAGGTTGTCGAGCTGAAGGGCTTGCCTTCGAATTCGCCTTTGGATTCTTTAATCCCGGTGCACAGAAGTTGCAGTTTCATGATTGGTTTCCTTTGGCCGTTAAGCGGCAGCGTAAGCGTGGCCAGCGCTGTCCACCGTTGAAAATCTACTGATGGCGCGGAGAAATCCCGCACCGATTTCAGTCTGGGAAAACTTCTGCATTCGCGCCGGGAGTTTTTTGTTTTCCAACACCTCGAACAGCTGTGGTTCGGTTGCATGCTTGACGAACATCGCAAGCGATGGGCCTGCGGTTTGAATTGCCCAGCGAATGGCCCTGCTCACTTCGGCTTCAATCGTTTGAATCGCCAAACGCGCTTTGGTCTTGACCGGCTGCGGAACTGTTACCGCGTCGGCCTGTGCCAATGCGAGGGCATGCCACTGTGACGCGCCAGCGAAAAAATCGGCCGGCCTGCGCAACATGTCGACCGGCAGCACTCGCAGCTTGTTCCCATAGCGAAGCTCTATGCGCAGCCAGTTTGACCCGGCTTCAAAGCCAAACAGCTGATGGCCTTTTTCATACGCGTTGGTTTGCTTGCCCGCTTCTTTTGAGCCGAAGTAAAAGGAGCGTCCGTCCTGGGGGTTCAACGACCAATCCCCAACCATGTTGCACTTGAGGCGCTTCCCCTGTGAGTTGCACAGACCCGCATCGAAATCGGCGCGAATTTTTTCCATGCCACCGGGGTACCCGTCGAAGAAGTCCAGTGCCAAGTCGGCACGGGTCAACTTGGCGTCATAGCTTTGAATAATGTCCGCGATGCGTTCATTCCAGCCGGTGTTAGCGAACGTGCAGGCAGTGCCGTAAAGGTTGGCGTGGATTGTTTTGGCTTGCGCTTGCTGGCGTGGACTGTCACCGCTGGACAGAAAGCCGACCCAACCACATTCGACGCCATGGCGTTCGATTGACCAGCGGTATCGATAGAAGTCGTGCCCCTTGCGTAGCTCTGTGCTTACCCTGAAATCATCGCCAAGCGCGCCGCAGATTTGGGTAGCGAGCTCGATCGCTTGGGCAGTGGGTGCAAAGTCACAGTCAGGGACTTCGCGGAGCACTTTCTGTAGCTCTGCTTCACGATAGTCGTTGTCCCAAATCGATACGTTGCGCGGAAACAGAATGTCGACGCTTGGCGCTGGTGCATTGCGAAGAATGCAGGTAAACCGAACCCAATCGATGTGAACCGGCGTCTTGTGTGCAGTGCGTTCGGCCTGTAGCCGGTATTTGACTTCCGACCCATCAAGTACCAAGGAATTTGGGCGGGTCAC